TAAGTAAATTATTTTCTCAAAGCGAAGAGATCTTATCACAAAATCATCAAATTACAGAGTATATTGAAACTAGAAAGAGTGACTTATTTGACGGCGATAAATTATCTAAAAAGTATGATAGTTTAAAAGAGTTTAAGATAAAGTTTAAAACAAAACTTTCTAATTTAAATAAAGAACTTTTATTTTATACTAACAATGATACATGTCCTACATGTAAGCAAACACTAGACTCTGACTTTAAGCAAAGTAAGGTAGATAAAAATAAGAAATCTATTTCTGAAACAGAAAAAGCATGGGGCGTTCTTGACGAACAAATTGGTGATGTAAAGACTCAGATTAATCAGTATAAAGAAATCTCTAATGATATCAGAGATAATTATTCTGCCATTGATAAGAACAATGGAATCATTAATCATATCAATCGTCAGATTAGAGATCTTGAGTTAGAGATTAAATCCATTGCTGATAACAAAAGCAATTCTAGTAAGGAGCAAGAGCAGTTAAGTGAACTGAAAAATCAGAAAGAAGAATATGAGAAAGTTTTGTTCTTGCATAAGGAGAATAAAGATTACTTTAATGTTGCTGCTAACCTGCTGAAGGACACTGGTATCAAGACCAGGATCATCAAACGATACCTGCCGGTGATGAACAAACTCATCAACCAATACCTACAGCAGATGGATTTCTTTGTGAACTTCACACTCAGTGAGAGTTTTGAGGAGACTATCAAGTCTCGTTATAGAGACGACTTTAGTTATGCATCGTTCTCAGAGGGTGAGAAGTCTCGCATTGACATCGCTCTTATGCTAACATGGAGGTCAGTTGCCAAACTCAAAAACAGCGTGGACACCAACCTTCTCATCCTTGATGAGATCTTTGACAGCTCACTTGACAGCAGCGGCACTGATGAGTTATCATATATCTTGAGGAACTTTACTAACGACCTTAATCTGTTTATTATCTCGCACCGAGAGCATATGGTTGAGAAGTTTGACCGTGTTCTCAAATTTGACAAAGTGAAAAATTTTAGTAAAATGGAACAATTGACTAACGGAGACTAATTATGAAATACAATGAAGAGGAACTCCTCAAAGAACTTAAGGACTACATCTCTAGCACGTATAAGCAACATTATTCTGCTGGCAACGATGAGATTCAAACGTTAGATTTGATTGAGTCCTGTGGTGATGCTGAAGCATTCTGTAGAAGTAACATTCTAAAGTATGCTTCACGCTATGATCGTAAAGGTACTGCCCGTCGCGACATTATCAAAATCCTACACTACGGATTACTCCTTCTCCATTTCTCTGACAAATCTAACATTACTGAAGAATACCCTCAATGACTATGAAATTATCTAACGATACGTTTGAAATTTTGAAGAATTTTTCTTCAATCAATCAATCCATCGCCGTGGAAGCAGGCAATAGACTTCGCACATTCTCTATCGCAGAAAATATTCTTGCTGAAGCAAATGTCACAGAAGCATTTCCACAAAATTTTGCTATCTATGATTTGAGTGAGTTCCTCAGCAATATGATTCTGATGCATGGTGCAGACATGGAGTTTGGTGCTGATCATCATGTAAAAATTACTGACACGGGTTCTTCTATGAAGTACTTTTTTGCAGATCCTAGTCTGATTAAGAAAGCACCAGAAGATAATCCCACACTTCCTTCTGAAGATGTGAGTTTTACTTTGACGGCAAAAGATCTTGATCGTTTGATTCGTATGGCAGCAGTCAACAATCTCCCTGATCTTTCTGTTGTTGGTGATGGTGAGAAGATCTCTGTGGTAGTTCGTGATAAAGAAAACGATACTTCAAATACTTTTTCTGTTGATGTTGGTGCGACTGCTGATGAATTTGTACTCAACATGAAGGTTGAGAACTTGAAAATCTTTAAGGGTGATTACAAGGTCACTATGTCTAAGCGTTTGATTAGTTGTTTTCAGCATCAGGCGATTCCTTTGACATATTGGATTGCACTTGAGCCCGACTCTAACTAAAACTTTTTTATATTATGAACGACCAGTATCTCTGGGTGGAAAAATACCGCCCTCGTAAGATTGAAGATTGCATTCTGCCTGATAGCATCAAACGTGATCTTAAGCAACAGGTTGCTGCTGGTGAGTTGAATAATCTTCTTCTCACTGGTCCTCCTGGTGTTGGTAAAACTACTGCTGCTAAAGCATTATGTGAAGAACTAAACTTATCTTATATTGTAATTAATGGATCTGACGAAGGACGCTTTCTGGATACGGTACGGAACCAAGCAAAAACTTTTGCAACGACCGTATCACTTCAAGGAAGTAAGCACAAGGTCATCATCATTGACGAAGCAGATAATACAACCAATGATGTACAACTCCTCTTACGGAGTTCTATTGAGGCGTATCATAGCAACTGCAGATTCATCTTCACCTGCAACTACAAAAACAAAATCATTGACCCCATCCAATCAAGATGTTCCGTCATTGATTTTGCATTCAAAGGAAAAGAAAAGGCAACTATTGCGGGGCAATTTTTCAACCGTGTCCGGTCTATACTTGAGAGTGAGAATGTTGCATACGATCCAAAGGTTGTTGCAGAACTAATTCAAACTCACTTCCCAGACTGGCGTCGTGTTTTGAATCAACTTCAAAAGTATGGTAATACTGGTAACATTGATACTGGTATCCTTACAGAGATTAGTGATGTTAATCTTAAAGGTCTTACGAATGCTTTGAAAGCAAAGGAGTTTCCGACTGTCCGTAAGTGGGTGGTTGCAAATTTGGATAACGATTTTAATATGGTTATTCATCGTATCTATGAGGCAATGTATGATGTTCTCGTTCCTTCTACTATTCCTATGGCAGTCTTAGTGATTGCTAAATATCAATATCAGGCAGCGTTTGCTGCTGATCAGGAGATTAATCTTCTGGCATGTCTAACTGAAATTATGATGGAATGTCAGTTCAAATAAATGAAGAAGATCTTTGGAAGAATCCTCCCGAGCACATTAAAGAACTCATTAGACAGGGGAAAGAAATTCCTCTGAAAGATCCTTGGGTTCGTAAAATGACTCGTGCAGAAAAAAAATACCAACGTCAACAAACAAAAGACTGAATTTAAAATGAACGTAAAACTGATCCGTATGTCCTCTGGAGAGGATGTGATTGCTGAAGTCGTCAACCATGATGATAATTCCCTCACACTAAAGAATGGAATTGTAGGTGTTCCTACACAGCAGGGCACACTATCATTTGTAGCATGGTCTCCGATGATTAGTAAGGAAGTAAAAGATATCACAGTGTCTACTAAGTTTGTGGTATATGTTGCTGACGCAGCAGAAGAAATTGTTTCTCAGTATGAGCAAATGTATTCTCCTATCTCAACTCCTGAAAAGAAAAAACTTATTCTTTGATTTTTCTATTTGATTATGAAAGCATTGAAAACCCCTCTTCGTTATCCTGGCGGTAAGTCTCGCGCCACTAAGTATCTTCTTCCAAGATTTCCTAAGGAGATCAAAGAATATCGTGAGACATTTCTTGGTGGTGGTAGTGTTGCCATCGCATTCACTAAAGAGAACCCAGACATTCCTGTGTGGGTGAACGATCTTTACGAACCTTTGTATAACTTCTGGAGAGTATTACAAGATGATGGTGATAAACTTCAGCGTCGTCTGCAAGAACTTAAGTCCAGGTATCCTGATCAGGAATCTGCCCGTGGACTATTCATTGAATCAAAGGAATTAGTAAACGATTATGATCAATCCAATTTATCTCGTGCTGTTAGTTTTTACGTTATTAACAAGTGCTCTTTTTCTGGTCTCACTGAGTCCTCATCCTTTAGCAGGCAGGCATCTGTCTCCAACTTCTCAATGCGAGGAATTGAGAAACTAAAAGGATACTCAGAAATAATTCAGAACTGGAAAATTACGAACTGGTCATATGAAGGACTTCTTACAGACAATTTACGTTGTCTTATATATTCTGATCCACCCTATGATATTAAAGATAATCTCTATGGGAACAAGGGAGATTTACATAAGCGTTTTGATCATGATCAGTTTGCTGCTGATTGCGATAACCACCTTGCTCGCCACATGATCTCCTATAACTCCACTCAGATGGTCAAGGATCGCTTCCAAGACTGGTTTGCATGTACTTATGACCTAACTTATACTATGCGCTCTACAGGCGATTATATGAACGAACAGAAAGACCGTGCTGAATTACTGTTGACTAACTATGAAATTATTTAAGGTTCCTGAGTTTCTTTCCGCAGATGAATGCTCAATAATCTATGATAGAATTCTAGAGACTGAGGATTATGTAAAGTCACTTGGTGAAGATTTACATGAGGGAACTTCTGATAATTCTTTAACTGGGAGACATTGGATTAATAATTATCTTTTTGATGATGTGATTGGTCCGATCCTCCTTCCTAAGTTGAAGGTAGTATTTGTTGGTCAGGTCTGGATTCAGTGTTGGGCAAATACTTTTAGGAAAGGTGAAGGTATTGCATCACATTGTCACCGCCCATCAATACCAAAAGATCAACGACCATTTCCATGGTCTTGTGTCAACCTTTTTATTGGTGGGGATCCTGAAATTGGAACTTGGTTTGAAGGAAAGAACCAAGTTAATAATCCAGGGGAGTTGATGGTTTTTGAATGTGATACTCATCATTGGGTAGATCCTAATCCCACAGATCAAATTAGAATATCTATGGCAATGGACGTTCATGCATATAAAAGCAAGCCTGGACCTCAGTCGGACCAACCTCAACAGTATTATTATTTGAAATGAAAACCGAACTTAAACATTGGTTAAATTCTATCAATCATGAGAAACGAAATATCATGACTGATGAGAATAAAAATGCATATCCTCCTTACATCGTAAACCGCTGTTTGTCAGGTTTTATAGATACTATTATGGTGGCGAATGAGGTTAATATTAACCACCACCTGTCTAAGAAACTACAATATGAATTTTTACTAAATATTGTCAGACCAAAACGGAGATTTTCTCCG